ACGTACCACATCTCGCCGTCTTTGCCCTTGACCCATCCGGTTTTGCCGGCGAAGGTTTTGGGGATGATGCGGCCGATCGGGTCGTTTTCCGCCCAGCGTGTTGACACCATGATCTGCCATCCACGTGGTTTCAATCTAGGCCATGCGTCATGCACTACCCAGCTATCAATTTTCTCCAACACGTTCGCGGAGTCCGCGTCCTCCTGTCCACGAACGAGGTCATCATAAATTAAACCGTCCGCCCTACGGCCAGCAAAAGGTTGAACGCCAGTAGCGTAATACTCGCCGCCTTTTTCAGTTTCCCACGAACTTGCGGCACGAGAATCAGAAGCAACTCCTACGCCGAATACCTTTTTGTGGATATCCGATGCGAAGGTATTTCTTGCACGGCGACCGAATCGCATTGCGAGGTCATCTGTCTGCGAACATTGAATGATATTGTGTGTCGGATTGCGACCGAGATACCACGCTGGGAAAAGGTGCGAGCAATATGTGCTCTTACTTGCCCCTGGCGGCATCTGAATAATCAGGTTCCTGAACTTTCTTCCATGCAATTCTTTCGCTTCCAGCGCCTGCAACAACTTGCAAATCAACTGGTGATGCGTCGCCGGAATGTACCGCGCCGGCAGGCTCAATTCATGCAGCCGCGGCATATCGTCTTTTTCGACTTCTGCCGGGATGTGGAGACCGCAGTAGACGGCGAAGTTTTCTTTCGCCTGGGAGAATTCTATGCGGTCGGCTTCGGCCTCGAGTTCACGGAATTCCTCGACCGACATTTCCTCTAGGTTGGTTTCATCCATCAGGTAGCCGGTTTTGTCGAAGGCTTTTGATTTTTCCCATGCAGCGTCTCATCAATATTAAGGTGCAGTTGACGCTACGCCATGCACAGTTCGCTCACCTTCATCTGAGACCAATCAGCGTCGTAGCTGTCATCGTTCCACTGAATCATTACGGTGACCGCCTTGATGTGTTCGAGTTTTTGGAGCGTTCGATGAAGGACAACTTCCGGCGTCAGCTTCGTTCCGGGAAGGTGAACCATCTTGGGAACGTAGTCAGTCATGGTTGAAGGGGCTTAACGAGCCCCATCCCTGTCATGGTGTTTGCGGGGCCGGCGAGGGTTCTGGCAACCCTCGCTTCCCCGCGCGGTATAGCCGACGAGCGGCTGTTTTATTCTTGGTTGCGGGAGCGAGAATCGAACTCGCGGTCGAGGGCTTATGGGACCCTCTGGGCTACCAGCAGCCATCCCGCGCAAGCATTTCATCCTAATGGCTGGCGCTTGTCAAGCGCCTCTGCCGAAGATCACATGCGTAGGCTCGATGAAGGTCATGGCGTGTAAGTGAGCAATCTCTTTTGTCCGCCTCATGTTGTCGGCTAGTTGTTGCCATACAACGTCTTCGAGCGCCGCCTCATTCAAATCGCCGTTGCGGATGTACCGCTCATCCGGGTCAATGAGGTATGGCTGAACCGCAACGTACGGATGAGAAATGCTGGTCAGGCACACCCCATCACGCGCATGCACCGGCATCAGCACGCCGGCCATCGTCGAGACGTAGGGCGCGCCGCCGGCGGCGAGGATGGAGGCGAGGAAGCCGCGGCGGTTCACCGCGAAACCCAGATCCCGAACGCGATTGCGCCGAGCAAGACGGCGGCCACGACAGCAGCGGAAAACGGCCCGAGCGCCAGCCGGTCGAGCACGCGGTCGGTGAAAGTCTCGACCACCTGGTATTTGGCTTTGAGTTTTTCGCTGTCCATCACAGCGCGAATCGCACGAAACGGACCTTCACCGCCGCGGTGTCGGCAATCGCATAGGGTGCCGTGGCCGGGCACCTGAATACCGCCCACTCACCGGCCAGGAGTTTGATCATGTCGGCGGCCCCGGTGGCGGCTCTCAGACTCACGAAGTTCGTGGCGTCCATGTTCTGGACATACCAGTAGCCCCCGGTCGTGCAGTCCCCAAGCAGAATCGCTTCCTCGGCCGCAAAGCCGACGATCTGCGTGTTGTCCATGTTCGCGGTCCCGGTCACCGTCACCGAGAGCGAGGGTGGGGAAAAATCCACGCTCGGAACGTTTGCCTTCGCAAACTGAATCCGCAGGCCAGATAGGGTCAGTTCGTTAGCCATGGTGCCTCCAAAAATGTCACGTTACGCCAACTTCAGGACTTTGGCAATCAAGGCGACCGCCTCGTCCAAGGCCCGCAGTTCTTCCAGCGTACAGGCATCGCGCTCGAGCTGGGTCATGTCCATGACGTCGCGGACGAGGTCGTCGCGCTCGGCGCGGGTGATCTCAAAGGTCGTACATCTGCGGTCAATCTGCGCAACGCGCCGTGCAAGGGCCTGTACCTTCGACCCATCGCACCCGGTGCGCTCAAGCGTTTCGAAGGCGCTCATGCCGCCTCCGGCTTCCACGCTCTGGCGATATGGCGGGCAAGCGCGAACGGAATTTTGGCAATTGCGGCAGAGGCGGCTTTGCGGGCGTTGCTCTTGCTGCTCGTCATACGCGAAAGAGATGGTTGCTCTGCATTGAACCAATCGCCACCTTGTTTCACACCATCGCTTTTCGCCTGATTCGTCAGGTGCCGCGTGTGCGAATGGCCGTCGCGGATGTTCGCGTGGCCTATCGTTTTTGTGCCTTCAACGCTCGCCGTCTGAAACGACTTCCCGCTACCGAAGCGGAAGCCGGGAACCTTCTGGCCTGCAAGCGCGAGGACTGGATTCTTACTATGCCCGCTTGTCGTGTTGTTGGCAATGGCAAACCATGATCCGCCGTTGTTCTTGATTGATTTTGTCATCGGCATCAGCGCCGGCACGTCGCCCCAAAGATGAAACGATCCGTAGTTCCAACGTGACCGACCCACCCATTTATTTGCGCCGCGCACATTCTCTACTACCAGCGGGATGAAGTGGCCCGCAGCTTCGATTGCCTCGCGCTGAATCCGAAAGCAGGCGTCGAACAGGGCGGTAAGACGCTTGCGCTCGGCAGGATCGGCCAATATCGCGGTGCGCTGCGCCTTCGCTTTTGACCACGGCATAGCCATGTAGCTAAACTCCTGGCAGGGCGGACTTGCGACGATCAGCGCCGCATCCTTAAACTGCCTTCCGTGCAGGGTAAGCACATCCTGAAGTACAAGCTGCGCCGGGTATCCGCCAGTCCCGTAGTTGTGGCGCTCAATGTCGAAGCCGATCACGTCCCAACCCTCGGCAAGCAGACCCTCGGTCCAGCCGCCAAGGCCGCAGAACAGGTCAATCGCAAGAGCCACTCAATTCTCCCGAAAAAATAGAAATTTTTTTCCACCCCTCTTCGTCTTCCATTTCTCCAAACGCTTCATCTTCGCGTACAGCGCCGGGCGCCCAACTCCGAGGGACCGCGCAGCACGCGAGACCACACCACCGGAAAGATAGAGCGCCGCCTCGATGTAGGCGCACTCCAACTCGAGCAGTTCATCAGGCAAGGAGAAGCCCTCGGTCAGTAACTGCGCGTGCACCCTGCCACTGCTCACGATGTCCATGATTCACGGCGATTGTTGTCAGCGTCATCTGCGATTCACGATAACTTCACGATTTCCTCACCAAAACTTCACCGTTTTTTCACTTTTAAGAACTGCACGATAGTCTCAAAACATACCACAATGTAGTACCTGTCACGGATTAAGACAAGTGTTGAAATCTCGACAGGAGAAAAAAATAAATTGGGAAAAGAGGGAAAGTCGGGTGAGGGGGAATGAATTCTGGAGCCTCCTCTGCCGCCCTCTTTTCCGCCTCCCGGGGCCGGCCTGGGGGTAGGTGAGGGGGTACCCCGGGGAGGGGTCTCGCCTCTTCGGCCTCTGCTGAAGGGGCGATCGGCCAGAGGTCAACGCAGGTCGAACCGCTTTGCGAACCAATCCATCGACTCTGGTTCTGCGTCATAGATGTGGTTTGCAAGCTCGTGGTCCTGCGTGTAGAACGCCTGACGTTCGAGTGCCCACACAACATTCCATGCCTTGGTCGTTGGCCTGAACCATTCTCCAGCCATTCGCTCATCGCGTAGGTGGTGGTGGATCAAGCATTCCTTGTCGCCAGCAACTGGTGCCGAGGTCAGCAACCGCAACCGCTCCGGGTTTCCAGTCTGGAGTTCACGAAGTCTGCCCGCCGGGTTCTCGGCCACACCAAACTTAATCGGCCCGCCGTCGCCGGCCTGAATCGCATAGATCATCATGCCTCCTTGGTTCGTTTGGATGCCATCCACTCTCGGTTCCGCTTCCGAACTTGATCGAGATGTGGCAGCCGCGGCAGGCTCTCACGGCTTATCCTTGAGCGGATGACCGTGCCGATCGCAGGTGTTCGGCGTGCCGTCGCGCACATCGAGGTTCGCTCGCCGGCGCATCTCGGCACGCCAGGCGCCGCGCTCGGGGCCTGGGCCCGGATCCGGACCGAGCGGAGGCCGCGGTACGGGCGGCTCGTATGGC